AGTTGGTCTTTGTGTAAGTGGCTGATGTGATCGAAGTTTGCCATGATCAGAATGTGATGGTTTGCTCGAAGGATGAGAATGTCTTGGCGCGTAAGTCTTCCAGCATAGTTAGATGATCGACTGCCCAATCACCACCAGGATGATCTGGAGTGTCTGCGACTAACTGCATGAGATCTTGCTCGTAAGCGCGAATCATGCGACGCATGAAGTCTCTATTTAAGTGTGTGCGAGTGTCGTACATTTACTTAGGCCAAGCGTGGGAACTGAGGATGTCGTTGGTGAACTGTTGGCGTACACAATAGCGGGCGATTGATTCAGCTTCTGAACAACTAGATGCCAGTGTGTGAATCTTAAAGTCGCCACGATCTGCAGTCTCAACGTGCACGATGTACTTACGGTCTGACATTGGTTTAGTTAAGGGTTGCGGAGATGAGAATAGCCAGGGACTTGGTAAGCATAGTCTGGCCCAGGCAATGTACGCAATAGGTGACGATAAGCTGCAACTGTACACTCAATGCGCGGCGCATTGTATGCGGCCTCACGCCATATTCCGTGAACAGCGTGGGAACCTAGGTAGCCTTCATCCCATGCGGCTACAGCCACATCGTCAAGATCAAGTAGAACGTAACAACGCTGAGGGTTGCCGTTGCGATCGTTAGGTGCGCAGTAATGTTGAATGGTTGCCATGATGTTGTTGGTAATGTGTGACTTAAACTAGTCAGAAAGATTGAACTGTAGACCTGTTTCTGATGCTGTTACTGTTAGTGTTGCCTTGGGCTTTATGCCAGTTACTTCTTGTGCGATCTTGTTAACGAAGGTCCACACCATATGGTTAACCATGCCGCGCACGCTTGTGCTGTTCTTGGCGAATCGTTCTAGCCAAGCATCACCGTACTTGTTGTAGAAGTAATCCTCTACATCGTCTTCAAACTTGATGAAGAACTCCCAAGTATCGTGATAATAGGTGAGCCCGTTAGGTGCACAAGCTGCACAACCTTTGCGGGCAATGTCCTGCAGTTCTTCAAACGTTAGGAGTCCGTTGTCTTCATTGATCAGATACTCAACTGCGTAAGATGCAGTGAGCTGCGTGGATTGGCTCAGGTTCATAACATTCACCAGCATGGCTGGCAGCTGACAACAACGAGGGTAAGTCCCTCATGTAACTAACCCAAACTGCAGTGCAGTCTGGGGATAGCTACAGGAGAGAATCAACGTTTGATCTTGGCAATCGGATAGCGATCACGCAGGATATCTACAGCTTCATCTCTACATGAAGCCCGGAAGTAGTCTGCCCACAGACCTTCCTCATCCTGTGCAAAGTAGAGCGGATCACCCACGCCGAAGTAAATCCCGTCGCTGGTGTAACCTCCGCCATTTAGGCGTTGCTTCTGTACATAAACTCTGCCGGTGAACTGTGCACATAGTGAACGAACTTCAGATGCGAACATCACTTAATTCCTCCGTTGTTGATGAAGTCTTTGCAATCACACACTGTATTGAACCTCGCTACATCTTCGCCGAGAATGTACACAACATCATCAGCAACTTGTAACGGTTTGTACTTGCGAACTCTGTAGATCCTGTTAGCAAATGTTGAATCTGTAGGTTCGTTAATCTCAGCAACAAGTTCACCATCAAGGTGCACAAGTTCGCGATACCAACTGACAGTGTTGGGATAATGTGCGCGTGTGTAGGTGTAATCCATGACGGGATAGTGATTTGATCAAACAAGCTCGCGGAGATGCGAGTAACCTGGCACATCGTGAGCCCACTTAGGTGAGGGAAGTGTACGCAATAGTTTGCGATACTTTGTAACACTACAGTTAATGCGGGGCGCATTGTATGCAGCATCTCGCCAAATACCTGGCACAGCGTGGTGGCCTAGGTAGCCTTCATCCCATACAGCCACAGGCTGATCATCAAGGTCGGTTAATACATAACAACGTTGGGGGTTGCCATTAACATCGTTAGTAGCGCAGTGATGAACAATGTTTGCCATGATGTTAGTTCGATTGTGTTGGGTTAGTTACAGTTAGTCAGGAGCAATAGCGGCCCATGATGACATCTCCGTCATCACACAGTTTGATTAACACACCGCTAAAGAATGAATCTGAGCTGTAACCATGCCAGCCAGACTGTGCTAGATCACCAGTAGAGTCCTGTTCGACACGCATGAAGTCAGACATTGCGTACACATAACCTTTGTACATAATGAATGATTCATCCTCAAACTCAGTGTCAGTTAGGTAATCAAACTGCTGTCGAATCTTGGCAGCTTGTTTGTCACCGACAAAGAGATCAAGGGTCAAGCCAGACATAGGCTGGCGTGGTTGATTGTTGGTCTTGATGTTCATAACATTCGCCAGCAATAGAGCTGGCAGCTAACAACAAAGAGGGATGAATCCCTCATCAAACCGTATGGCTTGAGGAGAGAATCGAACACAACACGATGATCCTAAATGATCCTATCGGATCAAACTTAGGACTACATCTGGACAAGGCTAGTGATTAACAGGCTCCGCCCTAAAGCAGTCTGGGTTTATCACCCGAAACTAAAAAGTACGCACTAAGTTAGCTACAGTTTGCACAATTTCACCTAGTTGCGGGACTTAATTCGCCATCGGCGGTAGATCGACCGCGTGGGAACCGTGTCCAGCTTGTCCAGAGTACCTGCATCAAAGACAGTTACGCTGGACAAGCCTGCAAAGTGACAAGTGCAAAGCTGTAACTAACTACGTGCCACGGTGACGAAACCGTTTGCGTCGCTAAATGTAGAGAACGACTCTACTGATCAGTTCTAGTAGCCAACTGTTCACCTAGTTAAAGGTGCCAGCTGACAAGGTACAGCCTGATAAGTCGCATCGTGCACACCTAGCGAGTCGGGTTGCAACTCTATTGTGCTCGGGGATCTCTCGCGCCCTACGTCCGTTTTCTGACGATGCTGATATTAAATAGCTAACTGTAACTAAGGCGAGGCAATTGCCACACCAGGGAGGGAGGTTCTCCTTTGCCCTTAGTCACATCTAGCTATTCAGTTGTCAAGGTACAGCAGTCCTGTCCTACCTGAGCGGCGTGGTTGCTAGCTTGTGGTGCGCCGGTGCGCATACAGCACAGTGGCCAGCTGGCCTTCTCAAGTTGTCCAGGTTCGGCACCGAGGCGTTTGCCTCAGTGACCTAAAGGTATCCGGCACTGGTGCCATCCGTCAACCCCCTAGGTGGGATGTCACAGAACCAACACAATGCCAGGGTCCGACCCTTAGTTAATTGAAACGCGTACACGCGCACGCGCTAGCACCACGTCGCACCTTCTGTCAAGCGGCTTCACAGTTTGAATTCTCTTTAATTAAAGAGGGTACCCCCCTGGCTTAGCTAAAAAAATAGAACAAGAGTAGGAGTTTGTAATACATAGTGATCGTTGATTGATTGTTTATACAAACTCCTGCCCCGTACCCGCGCGTACCTGCACGCAACCTGCCCCTTTTTTTTAAATATGCGCGTATAACGTCGCCCCCGGCGAGAACCCAAAAATAATCTTGCTGGAAAATTGGGGGTAAAAGTTTTGAGTATTAGTATACGAGCACTTTAATAAGGTACTTTTTACTGCAAATGCGATTTGTCTTATGTGTCTAGACTGATACAAATGAGGTCTTTCGTATGCTGTCGACTCAGGTACGCCTCAAAGCTGAATTTATTTGCAAGCGCATCGCCAAGTGCGAGGAAGTTCAGTTGAGCGACATGCAGTGGATCCAGAAATGGGCAAATAGGAACCACTCTGTAGAGGCTATGCTGCGTCGTGCACGTCGCGAAGCGATCAACGGAGAGATGCCGCCGGGCAGTTTGGACGAATTTATGCAGAATATGGACTTAGGTGATCCCGACCCGACCGATCATTTACAGGGTGCGCAGGATCCAACCACGCTTGCCGAGTGGTTTTCTAACAAACGCAAGTGGTTTCAGGGCACACCACAAGATGAATAGTACATATTCGCCCGCGTGGGCGACAGACTAAAATATTTTTGATGCTGTAGATCTATCTAATGCTTACTCGCGACGAATACACTCGCAATTTAGCTGCGCTTAATGATTATCTGGCGCAGTTATCTCCCCGAATCGTGAGGAATGTGTACACAATGAACGAAGGAGCGCCTTACATTATGGACGAAGGGGACAAATTACGTATGCGCATGGATTACGATGATGTTCTTGAGCATGACGCATCTACGCTGAGGAGCATTTTCGGTCCTCTTCAAGCGCCATAAGTTTACTTTCGGTTGTATTTTCAGTACTCAGTACTAAAAACAGACGTAGGTCGCCGCGCCGGTAAAACTATTTCAAATGAAGCTCGCTATGTCGTCAACTCTTTGCTGCAAAATCGCGTCCCCTATTTGAAAGGTAGGCTTTTCTGAAGCGTTATACTTGAGATCTAGAGCTTTTTGGCCGTGTCTCCTCAGTATCAGCCCGAATGGCAAAACTTTGCTAACTCTGCTGATATAGAGCCTTTGGGATATCCTTACGGGTACCAACTTGAGCTACCTTTTACAGAACCCTCAGAAGTTCAAGGACGTCTTTTTAGATTTTTTGAGGATCCTCGCAACATTCGAGGTTTGTTCGGGAATGTATCCAGGGATGAACTTGGCAATCTTCTGCCAGAAGCTGAACGTATACAGAGAGCAGTTAATTTAAAAAGGGATATACGAGGTAATCCCAAGTTAATGCAGGATTTGCAGTCGCTTGCGCAGCGTGGAGGCGCGACGGCAGCTGCTGGGCTCGAAGACGCGTACTCCTTACGGCAGTTATCCGGAGAGGAGCCTGGAGTTTACGGAGACCCAAATCCGACTTTAGCTTCAGAAATCGAGCGAGGAGTGGCAGGTACTACGCCGGGTACACGCGTACGGTACGACGACCCCTCCATACCGACGCAAGAACTTAGCCCGGCAAATCGCACCAGACAAACTAGCGTTTCTTTGCGGCCTTCTTATGTAAATGAAGATATACGTTTACTTTACGATCCTGCAGTCACTTCTCAGTTTTACGCTCCTCATGAGCTAGCCGATTCCCTCGTCGGCCGCACGCCTTTCATGCGACATACTCTTGGGCGCCCCGAGCTTTACGAAGAACCTGTGTATCTTGAGGACGCTTTACGCAACCCAGACAACGAAGGTATTCGTAGTCTTATGTCGCGTAGTCCTTTAGGTGTTACGGAAGTTGCCGGTGAATTTCCAGGGCAATTTGCAGACGATCTCCAAGAGCTGCTTAGGGACTCAAGCGCAGATCAAGACTATATATACGACTATTTACGGCGTACTGGGAGCTTGCCTGCCGAAGCTAGCGAGCCTAGGGAGGTTTACGACAGCGATTTGAACAACGGACCTTATGAAGGTCAACGTTACACTTCCTACGATATCGAGCGGCAGGCTGAAGGTTTACCGGAACAGAAAAAAGTACTCGACTATAGAGGATCCGGTTCTGGTCAACGCGTGGGTAAAGATCAGTTGTATTCTGAGTACGGTAAATATTTACCTGCCAATTATTCAAAACTGTCGCTAGATGAAACTGCTAATGTTCTTCGTTACTTAACAGATTCTGGCGATCCAAATTTAGCAACTGTTGGACGTCGGTTTTGGACAAATCTTCCGGAGATTGGAGCCACCCGCTCACTGGAACGTGCAATATCTGGAGTAAACGATCTTGTTTTAAATCCCCAGAAAAGGGAGGCGGCGAATACATACTTAACTAATTATCTTTCTGATTTAGGTTCAAAGACTGTCGATGTGCCTATCCGGTCTGCCGGTGTAGGTGGCGGAGCCTATTTAAATAGTATGGAAGTACAGGATATATATCCCTCTGCCTCTGAGAAACTCGACTTTTTCTCTGGCAAGATGGCCTATGTTCCTGAGGATTTTGAACCTACTATTAGCGAAACTTTTTACTCGAAAACTGGGCGGCCGTACGTTGTGGAGGTAAATAGAGATCCGGCATATGGCAGTTTGACGCCTGATAAGTTGAATGAAAATGTGGCGTCGCTTATAAACGATAAACCCTATGCAGGGGTATACAATATTGACTTTAGTGTAGATGGTAGTTATCAGGATGTAAATGTTCCTGATGAGTTAAAAGACGATATTATGAAATTTGTTAAGCAGTCTGCCCGCCAGGGTATTCCAGCAGGCGCTGTTGTACGTAACGCTCCTGCTGGTAACGAGACCGGACGGACTGGAGGCAGCAAAGGAAATAAACGTTCTCTTTGGTATCAGCAATTAGGTTTTGGCGCGGCCACGCCTGCCGGTCAATTCGGATACATCGATCCGGATACGGGTAATACTGTACCTATCCAGCCCTACCGTTCTGACTTCCCTTCTCAGGGCACTGAAACTTTTAAACGTAGCTATTACGGTCTTGAGCCGATTTCTGTAACTGCTCAAGCTCTGCGTAAAAATCCTCTAGGTACTGCCGGTGGCGCCGCACTCACCCTCTTAAATGATGAAGTCGCGAAGTCTCTAGCTAAAGACGACTATAAAGCGGCGGGTGTTGCCGTAGCTAAAGATGTTTTGGGAGGTGCTGCGCTTGAAGCCGGATTAAAGCACGGCGCCGCTCCGTTGTTACAGCGTGTTGCTCCTGCCACAGCGGCCCGAGTTATCCCTGCTGTGACTACCGCAGCTCGTTACGGAATCCCCGCAGCCGTGGGAGCAGGATTGTTTTCTCAAGGTAAAACAGGATCGGCGTTAGATGTCTTGACAAATAAGGCTGCGACTGTTGTGCCCGGTTTAAAGGCTAATCCACAGACAGATGTTGGTCGCCGTGCAGGCAAAACAATCTCTAACGAAGCAAAATACGTTTTGAACTCGATTTTGCAAAATCGCGTTCCCTACTTAAAAGGTCGTCTGTTCTAGGCGCTTATACTTGAATAGCTAGTTAGATTTTTAATATGGCTGCCAAAGGAGTCCCTAGTAATAACGCTATTGCTACCTATGGCGGTCCTTTGGGTTCTTTTGACCCTTCTGGTCAATATTTACCTTCTCCAGAAGCTGATCGTTTATTGCGTTATCTAGAGCAAAGTTCAGGCAAAAAAATAAACGTAAAACCGTTTTCAGAAGCTACAAACATTCCTCCTGAAATGCGGGAATCTGCTTACGGTGTTTACTTCCACGACAATCCTTCCGGGGGGTCGGCGGATCCTTCCTCCCGCACGGTTTATCTCAATCCCGCTCAACCCGGTAATAACGTTGCCATTCTTGCCCACGAACTGGGTCACGCTTTTGACCCGCAGCTTCCTGCAAATTATGAAGCCTATTACAGTTCTTCTCCCGCCCGTATTCAATCTCTTCACTCCAATTCTGCGCGTCAGAACCCCGTGGGATTTTTAAATACTTATATGCTAGGTCCTGAAGTTAAAGTTCGTTTAGAAACTGAAGCACAACGGGCGGCTACAGAGGCTATGCAGAATATCGGGTACCCCACAAAACAGTTTACTGGTGATTCTTACTACAAGGGTTACCCAGGTTCTTTTGTTGAAACCGGTTTAGATCAAGCTGCTGCTTTGTACAGTCTGCCTCAGAACGTCCCGCAAGGCGCACCTATGGATTTGCTGGACATGAATAGATATAAAGCATTTAGTTCTATGGGCCAGGGGTCTCCAAATTTTGTTCTAAGTCGACCCGCTTTGGGTCCTGATGATCCCGAGATTGATTTTTCTGACGAAGTTACGCGCGGGCTTCTGCAGTTGGGGTTAGATAAAAAGTATCAAAGCGCGGAGAATCGAGCTAGGACTCGCAATCTAGAGTATATAGAGTCGCGATTGAATCAGTAGCTCTCCGTTATGATGGGGTTAGTGGTCTTTATTTAGGGCAGTGAAGTACGTCGGACCGGATCTCAGGGACCCCGCCGCTTATAACGCGGCTGTCGAAGAATATAACCGACGCAAACAGGACGCAGGACGCCGTGGTTACGTCGATGACGGCAACTTCCACCCCGATACACTTCTTCGTATGCAGCAAAACGGAACTGCGCCAGCCAGCGGGGCGCGGAATCTAATGGAAGAGTTTATTAGACGCTTGCTTCCGGGGGGTTCCGGATCTATGGAGACTCCGGTCCAGGCTTCGGAGGACTTGATTGCCGGCATTGATGAACGCGGAAACCCTATCTTTCCTTTAACTCAGGAAGAATTTAGAGAGTTTGTAGGCGACCGCATGGATGCGCGTCGGCATCAGGAGCTACTTAAGGGCTCTCCTGGGCTTAATCTGATCGACATTATGCGCCAGCGCGGTCTTCCTATCAGGGGCGTATAGCTAATACTTTCTTAATTTATCTTGTAACACAGTAAACTTTGTAGCGCATTCTACGCTTTTTATAATAACTGCAGTTGCGTAACTGCAGTGACTACTATTACGTATCGCGGTGCTACATACGACCGCGAAGAGCATCAAGCAGGGTATCTTGATTGGTGGTCTTTAGTGCATCGAGCCAGCCTGTGGCTGTGCTATCGCGGTATCCCCTATCGTCCAGCTTCTTTTAATAAAGGACCATCAGTATTTTGAGGTCAGCGGCCTAAAGTAGATAGAACTTGAAGGTTGGGCCGCGTGACTACAGAGTTGCCGGATTCTGAGAACGTGCCGATCGTACGCGAACTCGAAAAACTTATAAAATTGAACGGCGGAAGTGGACCAACCACTTTGGCTAAGTTCAAAACGGACACTGAAAGGCACAGGTTAAGCCTTTTTATGAGCTGGGATGCTAATGGTGAACTTAGAATCGAATGAAGTTGACCCTTTTGGGTTGCTTTATCGCGCTAAATGGAATGTTCCTACGGCTGCCAAGGCTCTAGGGGTGTCTGACGAGGAGTGTAAACAGCTTTTTCGGGACTATTGCGCACGCGTTTGGGCAGATGAAGAGGTATGTGACTCAAAAAAGCCATATAAATCCGGCCCGGAGGGTTAGATTTAAGCCTTTATTGCTTCGTTTATGGTTCAAAGCCCTAGGTGAGCGGGCTTCGGACTGTGATTTTGAGTCTGATTCTGTTGCGTGGATACGTACGGCAATATTTTGTACGTACTTTTTAACTAATTTGTTTATCTGCGCCGGTGTCGTTAGGCACTGGAACAACTGACTGGTTTATTTGAAGTCCGGTCCGGGGTCTTCTTTGCCTTGAGCTACGGCTAAAGCTCGCTTGTAGAAGGGTGAGTTTGTTTTTCCGGCCGCTTCTAGAGCTGCTTTTACTTTCAGCCAGTTTTCACGTGTTCTAGTGTCTATGATTGTATCCCTACTAAATAGCCATTTTTAAATGCTAATCAGTAAGTTAGGTGTCTTTAAAACGTTTATGTTTTCTTTAGTTTTTTTTCGGGCGCTTTTAGGGTTTTTTGGTTTGTGTTCTGGCCTTATGGGCAAAAGTTAGTTACCTTAAGCTAAACTTGTAAGAGAGTTATTTTAGTGATGTCACGAGATTGGAGTACGGCTAGAGAATTTGGACGCTCTATGCAGAGTCTCCATCTTCTTCAAGAAGCTGTTCCAGCGCAGACAAGCGGTGACGATATTCTTTTTATATTAAATGTAAATGAAGTTACTACTGATGCGCAGCCTAAAAAAGTCACTGTAAGTGGGTTAGCGGACGCCTCTGGTCCTTTTGTTGTCGCCGGTTTAAACACACAAATTCAATATAACGATAATGGTGATTTTGGTGCTAGCGATGACCTGACCTGGGATGACAGCGCCAAAGAGCTTGGCGTCGGCGGCGATATCAACCTCGATGACGGCGGCACCTATGAAACCACCGTGCAGGTGGTGACACCCACTGCCAACCGCACGATCAGCTTCCCCGATGCCACTGGCACCGTCGCATTAGTTGCTGGGTCTAGTGGGCAGGTCACGTATAACAACGCTGGTGCTCAAGCTGGTGGCAACCTCAGTTACGACGCCACTGCTGGCACCTTTGGCTACGGTACTGGTCGTGGCATCGTCACGCAAGAAACCAACAAAAGCACTGGCGTCACACTGAACGCCCCCTGCGGTGCCGTCACCATGAACGGCGCTGCACTGAACGCTGATACCACGGTCAGCTTCACGCTCACCAACAGCAGCATCGCCGCGAACGACATCATGCTGCTCAATCACATCTCTGGCGGTACAGCGGGTGCATACGTGCTTAACGCTCAAGCCGCTGCTGGTTCCGCCAGTATCAACGTTCGCAATATCACGGCTGGCTCCTTGAGTGAAGCCATCGTGATTGGCTTCGCCATCATCAAAGCCTGAGGCACCTGACCATGGATTTCACCATCTCCATCCCTGACGAACTGCTGCCTGCTCTGGTGGCCGAGTTCAGTCTCGTTCAAGGCAGCACGACTGCCACCAGCCCTGAAGAGTATTTCGCCGCCAGCGTGGTGGAGACTGTTCGTCAACGCGCTGAGCTGTATAAGGTCGGTCCTTACTACGCCGGTCCCGTTGATCCGCAGTTCCGTCAAGACGGCAAGCCGTTTGGCTATGTCGAGCCTGAGCCAGTAGACAACGACACTACTGAGCCTGATGGAGGTGATGTATGACGCTGCGATGGGTGCCTGGTTGGAACGGACTGACCGAACCTGAAGCAGTGTCGTATGTCGCTGCTCTGGAGGTAGCCGATGGCCAAGAATTAGAACATGGTGTAGCCAAGGCGATCAATGATTTTGTCCTTGGCTGCAAGAATGATGGTATCTGGGATGCAATCAAGGCGTGTTGCATCCTTGCAGGTGCGAGAACATTGGCTGGAGCTTTGGTTCCACTGGTGGGGACTGCGCCGACCAACTACAACTTTGTAACTGGAGATTACAACCGGGAGACGGGGTTAGCTGGCAATGGGAGTAACAAGTATTTAGACAGTAATCGAAACAACAATGCTGATCCGCAAAATAGCCGACATATTGCAGTGTATGCCTCCACAAGAAACACTGAAACAGCGGTGAGAGCGTACATTAGGGCAACATTTACGGCCGGAATCGGCGCTACGCAGATTTTGTCGGGCGCTGTGGCGCAAAAAATCAGCAGCCGCTGTAGCGATTATAATACTAATACAAGCAGCGCAAATTTGCACTCGTCTAACGGTTTTCTTGGGGTCTCCCGAAGCCTGTCCGCTTCATATGCTGTCAGAGGGAGTGGGATAAATGAAACAATTACTCAGGCCAGTGTCGCGCCGGGAGATGCAAATTACTTTGTATTTGCAGGGAACGATCTTGGTTCAGCTAGTATTGATCTCTACTCAGACGCCCGCCTCGCCTTCTACTCCATCGGCGAATCTTTAGACCTCGCCAAACTTGACACCCGCGTGTCAGCTCTAATTACCGCTATCGGAGCAGCTATACCATGACTATTTTTGTACCTGGGAAAGTAACCCTCCGCCAAACATGGCAGCCGATGGATCCTGACGCTGCTGCGTATATCACTGCTGTAGAAACGGCAGACGGTCAAGCACTGGAGGAGAAGGTCAAGATTGCGATTGATAACTTCGTGCTTGGTTGCAAGGCAGATGGGATTTGGAGTGCGATTAAAGCATCTTGTATTTTGGCTGGGGCGAGGACGCTTAACGGGGCGCTGGTGCCGCTAGTGGGGACAGCACCGACGAATTACAACTTCGTGGCTGGTGACTACAACCGGGAAACAGGGTTAGTTGGCAATGGGAGCACGAAGTATTTGGATAGCGGTAGGACTAATAATGCAGATCCGCAAGATTCACACCATCTTTCTGTGTACAAAACAACGGCAGGATCCGGTACATACATAGGTGCCCCAGACAGCCAGGTGGGATCTGGCGCAGTTCGGAGTAGGAACTCAACTTTAACAAGCGTTAGTACTGCTGCTAATTTAGGGTTTTTGGGTGTTAACAGAAATAACCCTTCTGACTTTGCTTATCGAGTTGGTGGCGCAAACTTTACAAGTTCGCTTGTTTCGCAAGCTGCGGGGACAAATGTTGTCTCTGTATTTTCGTATGGCGGCGCTACGGCTTACTCCGACGCCCGCCTCGCCTTCTACAGCATCGGCGAATCCCTTGACCTAGCCCGTCTCGACGCCCGCGTCACCGACCTCATCAACGCAATCGGAGTGGCAATCCCATGACCTACACAAACCACGACCTTTTAGTCACTGCCACTAATCAAACGGAGGTGTTGCGATGAGCTGGATTATTTGTCCCGACGAGAAGAACGGACTGCTAGACATTTACCCAGGGGCCGCTGCTGCGTATAGCCTGCGCAATCTGCAAGGACGTAGTGGCAAAGATTCTGCTGTCGTCCGCGTTCGTCGCTCAAACGACAATATCGAACAGGACTTCACAGCCGCAGAGGTGAGTGATGGGACGCTTACTGCGTGGGTTGGCGCCGGGAATGATGGTCTTGTACAAACGTGGTACGACCAGAGTGGGAATGGAAATAACGCGCAGCAGGCGATTGCTGCGCGTCAGCCGAAGATTGTGGACAACGGGGCGCTCGTCGCCGAGGGTGGGAAAACGGCAATGGATTTTGATGGCAGTGATGATGGCTTAGAAACAGCCACAACCGTTGCAAACGCTGGAGATACTACAGTGTTTGCAATATCAAAAGCAGATGAATCGGAAGATGCATTTAGATTCGTGGCTGGTCAATGGTTGGGCGCCAGCACACGGAAATGGCTCCTTATTTATTCTTCATCATTTTTTACGCAAGACAGTTTGTATTTTGCAACAAATGATGGAACGAATAATAACACTCCATCAATTACAGGTAACAATGATGCCTTGGTGCAAAAACTATCAACTGGCATAGCTAAAAGCACATCAACAGAACTTTTTGTAAATCAAGTATCTGCCGGTGTGCAATCTTGTAGTGCTTTAGGATCTACGGCCATAAAACTATTTATTGGTTATCAGTTTAACCCACCGAGCACATATGGTTCATTTATGGATGGTAAAATCCAAGAAGTCATTGTCTACCCCTCCGACCAATCCGCCAATCGCATCGCCATCGAAGCCAACATCAACGCCCACTACAACATTTTCTAGCCGCCCTCGTAGTGTCCCCGACTAATATACTTATCGAACGTTTTTTTTAAAAAAGTTTTACAGGTCGATAAAACTTTTAGGCGTGTAAATATGTTTTTAGTTGATTACTTTTTTTTGAGGCGATTTTTAATTTGTTTAATACCTTTATCTAAGTATCCGTAGTCGCGGGTTTCGGTGACCGTGGCGGATTCACCGCACACATCACACGTCCCATGCCACATCGTACTAGCTCCTTCGCGAGGTTCACCATATAGTGTGCCGCAGAAATGGCAGCACTGATACGCCTGTTCAAGCTTTTTGATGAATGCCCTATGGTTGATGTTCGGGTTCATGGTCGGAGCCCCAGAAGTTTTCTGCCTTTTGAGCTTCGCGGTACAACCACTCGCGGATGTCTTCCCCCGTGGTTTGGTAAACGCCGAACTGGTCCTCACCGCTGGTTTGGATCTGGTCGGCAATGATCCTGAACATCTTAGCTAGCTTTTGGGTCCATACAGATCCGTAAAGATCTGAAGCATCCCCCACGATTTCGTACAGGGGTTTCTTCTCTGGGTTTTTGGGCGCTTCGAGTTTGATGTTCGGGGTTGGGTCTGGGTCTTCGATGAGTCGTAGGTCGTGTTCAATGGCGACCTTTTTCATTTCCTCATGATCCCGCAGTTCGTTGAAGGCGAGACTGCAGGCGCCCGACATGATGGAGGTTTCGCAATAACCCAGGGCGCTTAGTACACGCTCGAACAGGAGGAACCACGAGTCAGATGAGATCTCTGTAGCATCTTCCATGAGCATGGTGAACGTGTGCTCAGGGAGTCCGTCGTACCGACCGCTGCCGCTGTAGTTGATCTTGATTTCGACGGCTGTGGTTGGGCAGGTCATTGGATGTTGCCGGTTTGAAGGAGTTCGAGAACGCGCTTGAGCTTGCCGCACCGTTCGGAGTGATGTCTGTATTCGGCTTGAAGATGGCTGAGGATTGCGACTGCGAGCGCTTCAAACTCCTCGCCGTCCAGGTATTCGTTCATGCTGTCATGTAGACGGTTTTCACGTTGTTCTAGGTAACAACCGTTGTTGATAGGTAGCATGTCGGGTTGGTCAGGGGAGTACTTTGGATGCGAGCCAGAAGAAGAGGATGACTGCAAGGGTGTAGATGGCGAATATGATAAGCAGTGTTTGGATGGTCACTTTTTGACGGTCCAAAGCTGCCAAGGGCAGAGTACACCCTTTTCAAGGGAGAGGAAGGAGTTGACGGCTGCATCTACGGAAATGCGCACAGACTCAGCGCCGTAGTCGTCGAATAGGATGGCACCACCTGATTTGACATGGGGCGCATACAGGGCGATATCCCGCATGACTGAGATGCTATCGTGCGCACCGTCGATGTACAGGATGTCGATGCCTTGTGTGAGTTCGGCCTTGAGGTTCGGGTAGAGGTCCCACGAGCAGCCCTTTTCGATGCGGACCTTGCCGGCGTGTTTAGATTTGGCGACGTTGGATCTGGCGGTGAATTCGATCTGGGACAGCGTGGGATGCTGCTGGGGGTCCCGGATCATCTCTTCAGAGCCGGTGAACGGGTCGATACTGATCAGCCTGCTGTCGGGGTGTTCGAGCAGGTTGTCGGAGAACCAAACTGTGGAAGCTCCTTCGTATATTCCAATTTCGACGATCAGGCGCTTGTCAGATGGGCTAAATTGGAGTTCTGATGCTTGGGGCGTATTGTTGATGAGTTCCCAAGATTTCAGGAGGTTTTGGACCCAGTCGTTGTGGATGCTATATTTCGGATCTAGACTGTGAGGCATTGGGCCAGCAGCTTAGTGATATCAGTATGATACGGGAAACACACACAGGCGGCAAGGAAATCGACATAACTGGCGTGGATATCGCCAAATACGTAACTAGCGCAAACCACACTGATGGTGATTCGGTAGTAATCGAAAGCGTGTGGGGCGACAGATGCTATGTAAGTTCTTGGCACCTGGCGCCTGAGAAAGAGCTTTATTTTGTTAGGAAGGCGATCGAAGAAGGGCGGCTGTTAGTTTAGTAGTGTTACGATGCTGCTTGCTTCCGTATTGCGGGGGTATATTCTGCTGGCGCCCGAGTGGTGGAATGGTAGACACACAGCACTTAAAATGCTGAGACGCTACGTCGTACGGGTTCAAGTCCCGTCTCGGGTATCATTTTAAATAAACAACATGGAGTACCATCCTTTAATTGTTCGAGTGGCCGTGGACATCGGCAAGTTGTACGAAGATGACGGATGGCAGGCCTATGTGCCTGAGGCTATTCGCGCGATCCACTCGATCGCAGAATGGACTCAAGAATTACACCATAGCGCCAAAGCTGATCTGGACAGCACAGACTGCTATATTACTGTTCCGTATTTGCTCAGTGTCTCGGATGGAGCCCACGCAGGAGAACATTCAGATACTTAAAAAAGCCAGAGTCAGTTGCCGTGACTGCGGGCTTCGGTACGGCGAGTTGAGCAATCTGAAAGCGGTGTTTGGCATGGGTGTCTGTGACGTATGTGGCGAACGGGCCGTCGTTACGGAAGCCGACACATTCGGCTTTTTCTATCGGGGTATCTGTAATCTGAATCGGCGTAAGTCCCGTATCGAGCGGGAGGCCAAGCGTGTCGCGACATCTAATTGAACTTTGTTTGCACGAGTTTTGGCATGAATCGTTCAACGAAGAAACGCTTAGTTCTGTAGCCAGAATGACAGCAGTACTTAAAATCCTTGAAGACAACGGAATTTCGATGACTCAAACTGAACAACCCAACATGAAGTTCGCCGTGGGCGACATGATCGGTAAGCGAACGTGTTCTGCTGGTATGTCGTTACCTAATAAGAAAGGCGAGGTTATGGGGTATAAGAAGACATTAAGGAGGGACGGTAAGCCCCAGTGGCGCTACATCGTTAAGTTGGCGAATGGGCACACTGAGGAGTGGGTGCCTGGGATGGTGTATCTTTGTGATGACGACAAGGCTGAGCGAGTCGCATTTGTATGAGCGAGCATTGGGATCGTAGGTTTTTAGACTTAGCTAAACATGTCAGTGACTGGAGCCGTGACCCGTCGACTAAGGTCGGGGCTGTCGCAGTTAAAGACCGACGAGTCTTAGCGACCGGGTATAACGGATTGCCTAGGGGTGTTGCGGATCTGCCTGGGCGGCTGAACAATCGGGAGGAAAAATACCTGCGCACAGTGCACGCCGAGGCGAATATTGTCGCGCAGGCTGCCCGATTTGGGATTGATTTATTTGGTGCTTCTGTTTATGTGTGGCCGTTTTTGCCTTGCAGCAACTGCACCACGCTGATGATTCAGGCCGGTATTCAACGGATCGTCGTGCCTGATCTGCCGATACCGGACCGTTGGTTATCGAACTTCAATCTGTCGATCGAAATGTTGCGCGAGGCCGGCGTGGATATTATGCAGCTTCCTGTCGAACAGCAATAAACATATTGTCAAAGCCTCTAATGCTGCCGACTTGATACGGCAGCTCCGTCATTAAGTGTTTGAACAGTTCAGCACGTTTTTGATTATGAGCTCCTGGTCCGTTGGATTCGAATAAAATTGGCGGAAATTTGCAGCGTTTTAAAGTTTCGCGAGCACCTTGAATCGCTTCTAATTCGGATCCTTCGACATCCAATTTAATTAAACCCACATCAGACCATTCGAAATTGTCAATATGGATAGTCTCTGTGGTTTCTTTTGCTTGGATTTTATCTGAATCGGGTTTGATTGTTGAGGATCCGCCTCCATCATCGCTGACGATGTACAGCGTCGTATCGCCGTAAGTGTGCTCGTGGTTCGTCAAAGCAAAATTATGTGGAGTTATGTTTGCTTTTTCGTTTAGATAAATGTTTCCGCAGAGTTGAAAATATGTGCGGCGTTGAGCTTCGAACGCATCGACGTGTTCGAACAAGTCTGACAGCAGAATACTGTATGCACCCATGTGTGCTCCACCGTCAATAAACCGTTTTGACGGATCGGCAAATTGTTTACAAAATTCAATTAGTTCGTGTTCAGGAATTCCGACGCGGAACATTTGGCACAGACCTGAGTCGTCCTCGTTCATGAGGAACGCGGGTCGCGGCGTGGGAACGATTAGTTTTTGTTCGGGACCCCAGAGGAAACGTGTCATTTCGGTTTTTATTGTGGCTGTATATTAACACAAGTTTGGAAGGTTTTTGTTTTATACTGTAAGTAATAGGCTTTTTGCGCCGTGTCTAGCCAGAATTTTGTTACTCGCCCTGGAAGTCAGTTTGTTCAGAGCGGTGCTGATGCTGTTGAACGGACTGTAGAGAATAAACTTCAAGATATTGTCTCCGTTAAGGACTTTGGTGCTGTTGGAGATGGCGTAACGGATGATACGGCTGCATTTAATGCAGCTTTTAAGTTACACAAACCCATCTTTATCCCGCCCGGCGACTATAAACTAACTGATACTCTAGATCTTTACCACCCATTTGATGTTCGTGGAGCCGGTATGGAAGTGACCCGGTTGATTTGGAGTGGAATGGGAGGTCTTACAGGTAAGGATGGTATCGCCGTTGAGTGCAGGGCTCCGTATCGGAGAGCAACTGGTTACATATCTGATTTGTCCCTTATTACAACTGGCGATGCCAATAGGGCATTTAGCACGGAAAAAGCTCAAACCCGGTCTGATCCTGCTGTCAGTGTAGTTGAGGCTAGGCAACCTAGGTACGTGGTTGAACGTATTCAGGTTCGTGGTAACACTCCTGCTGTTAGCCCTGACAACCTGTTTACCGATACCTGGCGGATTGGTATTGATATCGGTGCCTCCCGTGAGCCTGTTGTCCGTGACTGCTACTTGATGGGTGCTTTTGATGAGGACAACGTTAGCAACAGCGACTCTGATGCAATCTGCTCTACAAGGGCTATCGCTATTGGGGGTGGTATTCCCGGAGAAGAAGGAGCAACTGTTAGCGCTGCTTGTGTTTCTGCTTTGGTTGATCACTGTTTTGTCTACTACTATGGAAGTGGTATCTATCTTGGTCAACGGTTGAGTCAAGGCGTAGCCAGAGGCTGCCACTTGAATACATGCTGGAACGGAATTATGTCTCCGGATGTCAATGGTGGCAACTTCACTTACACAGAGTTCTTGATCCACGATATGCAGATCCAGGCACAGCGATATGGTGTAAGGATGAACTCTGGATGGGTAAACTGCACAAACGTAAGATCATCTAGATCTGGTGGCGCAGATACTAGCTTATATCCTTGGTATGGCTTTCATTTAGACGGAGCTGGTTCGTGTACTCTCCAGGGCTGTAGGTCTTACTACAACCAAACTGTTGCTGAGACGAAGGAAAACTACGGTGTTTGGGCACAGAATGCTGATTATCTCAAGATTAGTGACCATACATTTTTGGGAGGAACTAGGCTTCTTACTGACGGCATTCGTCTAGACAATGTAGGTAGAGCGCAGTCGAATAATACATCAATGACTAACGTATTTAACGGCTTCAACCTTCTTAATGGCTCAATAATTGAAGCGAGCAACACAAACCTAACTAATGTTACTAACGCAAAGGTTCTTGCGACATCAGGAAGTAAGCGGGCATCAACCTTTGATACACTTGATGTTGGTACTTACAATCCGTCTGTAGTATTAACAAACATTACCGAATCTGCAGCAACAGTAGCTGCTTCTGCAGCGGATGCGTTGTACGCACGTAACGGAAATCTCTGTTCTGTCAGCTTTAGATTTGAAGCTACTCCTAGTGCATCCAGTGCCTTTTCTAGTGTTTATTTTACATTACCTGATTTCGGGCTTGGAGACTTTGATAGCGAACGTAGGTTAGTTGGAACTGCGGTTTCCATAAACGCAGGATCTGATGCGTATCGCTCTGCCATTGTCAGGGCCGAGACTAGTGCTGCCCGTGGACAAGTACTTTGGTACGCCACTGATACCGCCACCTTGGCATTCACCGTGACTTGTACATTTGAAATCTTGCAGTAACAGCATTCTACTAATAACTAAATGACAAAAACACGTGACTTAGCCGACCTGGGTGGAGGTTTCATCCAGGCCGGTTCTGGTGTTGTGCAGCGCACCGTTGAAGGTGACTAATACTTTGCTATACTGCCACAAAATCGATATCACTCCACGTGGTAATTCCTGTCATCAGCACAGGTGTAGTTAATACGCCTCACTGGGTGTATCGTCTTTTCTACAGCATAGACTATCCTGTAGACACCTTTGTTGTCTTCAACAACAACGGTCGTGACCAAATCACCGAAGAGCTCGACGCTCTAAAAACACTTCCTCACAAATACATCAAAAACGTCAAGGTCTGCCACTTGCCCGCCAATATCGGCTGCTCTGGCT